AAATCCAAGTCGCAGTCGTGCCCTACTGCTGGTACACGGGCACGCTCGGCGCCGGCATCACACTGCAGCCCAAGGCTGTCATGGTGCATGACCTCGTCACTTGGGGCGACGGCGGCAGCGCCGTTGCCTACGGCTTCGACGTGAGCGAGGCCAAGCCCGCCGCTCGCAAGACCGGCACCGACGACGAAGAGATCACCTGGTAACCCTCATGCCAGCCAAAAACACCACAGTCAAAAGGGGGGCGGCAAAACGCCGCCTCCCTTCGGCCAAGGCCACCAAGCCCGCCGAGCCGGATCGCTTCACCGAGGACGGACGCAAGATCGTCCGCCTCGAGAAGACCCGCGCGCACCAGAAGTATCCGCTCAAAGACGGCACCGATGTTCCCGGCGCCAGCACCATCGCCAAGATCGGCGAGGACAGCAGCGGCCTCATCCACTGGGCGTGGAAGCTCGGCATGGACGGCCAGGATTACCGCAAGGTCCGCGACAAGGCCGCCGACATCGGGACCATCGCCCACTTCCTCATTGAGTGTTTTCTCCACAACCACGTTGCCGACCTCTCCGAGTTCAGCTCCGCGGACATTGAGAAAGCCACCATCGCGTTCAACAACTTCAAGCGCTGGTGGGATGACGAAGGTCTCACCGTTATTGAGCCGGAGGTGCAGCTTGTCTCCGAGGAGTATCTCTTCGGCGGAACCATCGATGCACCGTCCCGCGACCGTGACGGCAAAATCGTCTTGTTGGATTGGAAGACGAGCAAAGCCATTGTCGGCGCGCACAAAGTCCAGCTCGCCGGCTACGAGCAACTCTGGAACGAGAACCGGCCGGACATGAAAGTCCAGCGCCGCGGCATCGTCCGCATCGGCAAAGAATCCCCAGACGATTTTGAGGTCGCCTGGATGTTCTCAGCCGAGCCGTTCTGGAAGGTCTTCCAAGCGCGCCTCAACCTCCACTACGTCCAGCTAATGGCGAAGAAAGCCGCCTAATGAAACGCACCCGCCGGTTCGTCGTCCGAGAGCAGACCTTTGGTCTGGTCGTGGAGTTCTATTGCGGAACCCCGCAGTCATCGGCGATCCGGCGGTGTGCGAACATTCTCAATCTCGACCCCAAAGACCCCGACAACCAGCCCGACGACAGTGACGCCGCCTGGGCGATGTATTGCGGCAGCCAAGCGGTCGTTTGGATCGAAGACGCCGCGGACACCGGCAGCCTCGTCCATGAGCTGTATCACGTTGTGCAGGATTTCTTAAAGCACATCACCAGCAGCGACGAGGAAACCGGCGCTTACTTGATCCAATACCTTTTCCGAGAAGCCATCCGAAAAAACAAACCATGAAACAAGGACTATACGCCAACATACACGCCAAAAAAGCCCGCATCGCCGCCGGAAGCGGCGAGAAGATGCGCAAGCCCGGTTCCGCCGGCGCCCCCACCGCCAAAGCCTTCCGCGCCTCAGCCAAGACCGCCAAGGCGCGCCGATGAGCGACACGCCGGAAACAGATGCAGCATGGCGTGAGCTTCGTGAAAATAACCGCGTGCAGCCATTATTGTATCTCGCCAATAAGCTAGAACGCGAGCGGGACGAGGCGCGCAAGGCGCTGCATGAGATTGCTTCACTAGACACCTCGCAAGACGCCAGCCCGCAGCAATGCGCTGCCGTTTTACTAGCAATGAACGCACTGGAGCAATGACCTTCACCCCGCTCGTCATCACCACCATCTGCTACGCCGTCACCGCGGTGGGCTTTTGGCGCGAAGGAAACGCCGGTCTCGCCCTTGCCTTTGCCGGATACAGTTTTTCAAATTTTGGATTCCTCTACATCTGCGTGAACGGACAACCCTGACTTTATGGAGAAGTACAAAATTATGACGCCAGAGATTCAAGCCATCGACAACGAGATCATGCGCCTCAAGGGACTGCGCGCCTCCATGGTCGCCAAGGCCGCCAAGAAAAAAGCCGACGCCCTCTGTGCCGAAATGGCCGCCAAGAAAGCCCGCCGATGAAAGCCGCAGCCGACACCCTACGAATCGCCGCAGAAGCGGTCTGTGGCGAACGGAACGAGAGCTACGGCTCGCCGGTGGACGACTTTCGCACGCAGGCCGAAATGTTCAGCAGCTACCTCTCGCGTACAAACGGCACCAACGTGCTCGTCACGGCCAGCGACATCGCTGCGTTGATGATCCTAGTGAAGATCGCCCGTCAAGCGCACCGCGCGAAACCGGACAACTGGATCGACGCCGCCGGCTACGCAGCCTGCGGAGCGCAGTGCGACTCACAGTTATGATTTACAACCTGCAGGCTCAATCGGGTTTTCGCCGGGATTCCATGTGGTGTGGTCCCGCGGCGCATGCCGTTATGCCCAGCCCCGCCGAGCGAAACGAGCGGGGCGCCTGCACATCTTTTGGCAGGGTGCTGAAAGCGGCAGACATAACATCTGTGCGGCTAGGTTCAGCCCAATGTGGTATCGCCCAGCCCTGCCTCACTTTGTCCGCCAACGCCTCTGCTTTCTTGCATGCGCAACATGGACCTGAATCAACAGGTTTCGCCCATGGGACGCCTTGGGAATGCGGAGCTATTTTGACCGGGCAGCGCAGTAAACGAGGAGCACCGTATGGTGTGTCCTGTGGTCGGGAGAGGGATACGGCTTATCGGCCTGTGTCGGCCTATAACACGGCACCCCACTACCCTCGTCACCATGGCAACCCGTGCGCTGAAAAGGTGAGCGCTCACCGTTCCCGGCAATCTTTCTGAAATCTCAAATTTCAAATCTCCAATGATCCATGAGTTCGCCCGCCCCGTTCCCGTCAAGACCCCGCTCGGTCTTGGCTCGGTGTGGTATGTCGAATCGCAGGGAGCCTACTTCAACAACATCTACGCCGTGATCCTCGAGGACACCGGCGAGACGCGCTACATGCGCAGCGATCAGTTCGTCGTCTTGGAGAATCCCACGATGGACATCAAGAATTTGGGCGCTGGCTCGGCTTAACAAAATCGGCCCTGGGGAGGGTCCGAGCGTCAACCAGCCAGCGCCCATTTCCATTCATGCCAGAACATCCTCTCATCGTAGCCTACGGCGGCGGCACCAACAGCACCGCCATGCTATGCGGATTCCGCGAGCGCGGCATCCGCCCTGCGCTAATCCTCTTTGCGGACACTGGCGGCGAACTCCCGCACACCTACGAGCATCTGCGCTTCATGTCGGACAAGTGCCAAGAATGGTTTGGGCTGCCGATTGAGACAGTCTTCAAGACCTACAAGGGAGAGCAAACATCTTTGGAGGGCGACTGCCTCCGCAATGAAACACTGCCTTCTCTCGCCTACGGATTCAAAGCCTGCTCAATGAAATACAAAGTTGAACCGCAAAACAAAAGGGTGCGAAAATGGATGGACGAGCAAGGCGTAAAGACCGTTACCAAGGCTATCGGTTACGATTTTGCAGAGGGTCATCGCGGCGGCTCGATCACGACCAAGGATTTAGGCAAGGGGCGCATCGAGAATTACTGGTATCCGCTCATCGAGTGGCAGTGGAAGAGGCAGGAGTGCATGGATGCCATTTGCCGCCACGGCCTCCCGCAAGCAGGCAAATCCTCCTGCTTCTTCTGCCCCGCCATGAAGCTGCGCGAAATCCTGCGCCTCCGCGACCAAGCGCCGGAATACTACCAGCGGGCGATTGCGTTGGAAGACAACGTCAAGGTTAAGGGGCCGAAGGAAGGACTGGCGTTTGGCACCAAGTGGACTGAGATCGTCAAAGCGGACGACGACCAGCTCAAACTTTTCGACTGGTTGGACAAACACGACCCGCACCATGTGCCGTGCGGGTGCTATGACGGATGAACGAGCACCAGACACGCTTCAAGCCCACACCGCACCCCGTCATGCAGGTCGATCTCGACTTGCTCGAAAAACTGGGGCCGGACGAGGGCTGGAAATATCTTAAAACACGCGAAGAACTGATCGCCCGCGAGGGCAGCGACCCGTTCCGCTATGGCTACATCCCGCCGGTGTGGAAGCGCGCGTCCGAATTGCTGGAAAAGCACCGTGAGATCCTCGTCATGGGCGGAAACCGCAGCGGAAAGACGGAATGGGCGGCCAAGGAGGTCATTAAGACCATGTATTCCAAGCCCGGAGCAGTTGTCTGGTGCTTCCAAACTACTGCGCCCAACTCCATTGAGCTGCAGCAGCCCCGCATTTGGAAATATATGCCTCCCGAGTGGAGGAACGCGCGCAAAGGCCAGATCACCAACATCACCTACAGCGTCAAGGGTGGCTTCACCGAGGCAAAATTCGTTGCACCGAACCAATCGATCTGCATTTTCCGCAACTACGCGCAAGATCCGTCCACGCTCGAGGGCGGCGAGATCGATTTCGCCTGGGCGGACGAATTAGTCCCGCTTGATGTCTTAGAAACCCTCCGTTTCCGCCTCGTAGACCGCAACGGCAAGCTCGCCGTGACCTTCACGCCGGTCGAAGGCTGGAGTCCTACGGTTGCCGACTATTTGTCCGGCGCCAAGACCATCACCGACACCGACGCCGAGCTGCTGCCGCTCAAAAACGACAAAGGCGAGATCTCCGGCTACGACAAAGTGCCCATCGAGCAGATCAATCCCAAAGGCCGCCCGATTCTTTACTTCCACACGCAGTCAAATCCTTGGGCCGGCTGGTCCCGCATGAAGAAAGAGCTGCAGAGCGAGACCAAAGAAAAAATCCTCTGCCGCGCTTACGGCGTCCCGACCAAAGCCATCAGCGGCCGCTTCCCGCTCTTCAATCCGAAGGTCCATGTCATCCGTCACAGCGATGTCCCGCAAGGCACTCGCTACCACTGGGTCGATCCGGCGAGCGGCAAAAACTGGGCGATGATCTGGACGGTGCATGACACCGCCGGCCGCATCGTTGTCTACCGCGAGTGGCCCGACCAAACGTCCTACATCGAGGGCATTGGTTATGCCGGCGAGTGGGCGTTGCCAGACGGCAAGAAGCTCGACGGCAAGCCCGGACCCGCGCAGCAGGACTTCGGCTTCGGCCTTGAGCGCTACAAAGACGAGATCCTGCGCGTCGAAGGCGGCGAGGAAGTTTTTGAGAGGTGGATGGATTCGCGCTACGGCAACGCCCGCACGCTAGGCAAGGAATCCCCGACGACCCTCATCGACGAAATGGCCGACCTCGGCATGCTCTTCACCGCAACTCCGGGCGACAGCATCGATGAGGGCGTGTCGATGATAAATGATGCCCTTAGCTACAACCCGGAAAAGCCGGTGGACGCGCGCAATCAGCCGAAGCTGTATATCAGCGAGAACTGCAAAAATGTCATCTACGCCCTACAAACTTACACTGCGGCTGACGGTAAAAAGGGAGCAACCAAGGACTTCGTCGATTTGCTTCGTTACGTTTGCCTCTCCGACGCCATCAACGTCGAGGGCGACATCCTGCGCAGCCACGGAGGAGGCAGCTACTGATGACCATGTCGCCGCCATCCCCGCCCAGCCGCCTGCGCCCCGGACGCCGCGGCAGTGACATCCCGCGCTGCGGCATCTGTGCCAAGCCGCTTCGTATCCAAGACATCCACGGCCACGACACCCACCTCGGCCCCGCCTGCCGAGAATGCGGCCCGCACCTGCAGAACGCCATTCACGCCCTAGAGATTATCGTCATGCGCCGCGGCTAATTCGCCATTCGCGAACAGCAAACACCTTATGTTCACCAAAACCAAAACCATCCCCACTGACCTCTACACCGTCAGCGAAGACTTCGACCGCGACGGCGCCCTTGCCTTCAGCCGCGACCAGGCACCGCCCGCCTACCTCGCCGTCATGCTTGAGCTGCAGGACCGCATCGCCGACGCCAGCACCTTGGTCGCCACCATGGCTACCGCCAAAGAACCCGGCTACCTCGCCCACGCCGCCGGCCAGCTCAACGCCTTGCAGGAACTCTGGGACACCCTCGAGCAGCGCCGCACCGAAGCCTCTCGCTTAGTGTAAAGCCATGTTCCCGCTCGCACCCTTTCGGGTATAATCCGGCCGCTTTCCCGGTATTTATCCCCGCTCGGGAACTCGTTGCAAACCGTATAACTCCGCGCGCAAGTGCATACGCTTTGTATCAAAAACACCGCACAAAAGGTGACAGAAAGTGCAATCACTTGTGCAGAACTATAGCCGATCCTATCCACGCCACACCTGCCAAATGTCTCCCGGCGACACAATCGAAGTATCACACAACGAGATTTTCCCGCCCCATTTTGCATTTTGCATTCTGCATTCTACATTTTTTGCTGGACATTTGTCCAGTAGTTGCTATACTGGTAGTATCAAAGTTGAGTCGTGCCCGCATGGCACACCGGTTTGATCGGACTGGCAGACGCTCTGCCTGGTTCCTACTTGAGAGGTAAAGCTCATGGCGACAGATAACGCGGCTCCGGCCGCAGAGGTGGAAGATTTCGACGTTATGTCGATCAGCGAAGCGCTAGTCGGACTGGATCAACCAGCACCGGAAGCGGCTGATCTTAAGACCGACGCCGAAGAAGAAAAGCTCTCTGACAATGACGAGTCGGACGAATCCGAGGCTGAAAAGCCCGCGGAGGAGTCCGAAGATGAAGATGCCAAGGAGTCCGAGGACGAAGAGTCCGAAGACGACGACGCCCCGGTTCCGCAGGAGAAAGTCCAAAAGCGGATCGACAAGCTGACGGCCCAGAAAAAAGAAGCCCTCGAAAAGGCTCAGACGCTGGAGACCGAATACAGCGCGGCCAAGACCAAGCTCGCCGAACTAGAGGCGCAGGTCAACGAAGCCAGCCGCCCCGTCCTTCAGCCCTCCGCGGACAACCCGCTGGCTGATGTCGATACGCAGGAAGCGCTCGAGGCCAAGGTCAAAAGCGCGCAGGAAGTCCGCCGCTGGGCACTAAAGAACAGCGACGGCGCCACGGTAAAACGTCCAGACGGCAGCGAGGTCTATGTGGACAGCGATGCCGTCAAAGAATATCTGCTCAAAGCAGACGACGTTCTGACCCTGCACGCCCCCGCGCGCCAGCAATGGCTCGCCCAACGCCAGCCGGCCGTCGAAGCAGCCAAGAACCTGTTCCCCGACATCTTCACCAAAGGCACCGCGCTCAACACGGCCTACCAAGCCACCGTGAAGCAAGCGCCCGAGCTGCTCAAGCTGCCCCAAGTCGAATACTGGGTCGGCCTAGCCCTCTACGGCGAGCAGCAGCTCATGCAAAAGCAAGAGGCCCAAAAAGCCAAAGCCAGCGCCGCCAAGAAAGTCTCGTCAGCAAAATCAGAAGCCAAACTTCCCACACCTGCATCCCCGGTTAGCGCAGCCAAATCTGCCACCAAGACAAGCAGCAAAGACGCTGCAAAACGACTCTACGAACGAGGCGACCGCCAATCGCTGGAAGCCTTCGCCGAGAGTCTTCTTAGCTAACCCAAAAACAGAAAGAACCAACCATCATGGCTACTGGATCAATTTTCCCAGTGACAGGTCAACGTGAAGACCTGAGCGACGTTATCACTATCGTCGATGCAAAAAACACGCCCTTCGTTTCGGCCGCCCGCAAAGGCTCCGACATCACCAACGCTGCCGTTTACAGCTTCCAAGCTGACAAATACAACGACCCGTCCTTCGACGGCGTCTTGAGCAACTCGGACGTTTCCACGTTCGACGATCCGGCCAAAAACCGCGCCCTCCTGAGCGCCCGCGGGCAGATGTTCCGCCGTGCCGTTAAGGTGGACACGTTCGTCCAAGAGGCCAGCGACATTGCCGGCATCGGTCGCAAGAAGCAGCTCGCCGTTGGCGTTTCCAAGGCTCTCTTGGAGACCAAGCGCGACATGGAGTCCGCCTTCTGCTCCGACCGCGAGTCCCAAGAGCAGAGCGGCGCCAACCCGTATCGCACCCGCGGCCTGTTCCGCTGGATCGACGTTTCGGCGCAGAGCGACCTCCCGGTTCCTGCGGCCTACCGCACTCCGACCGCCAGCGTTGACACCAACGCCGCTCCGACCGAGTCCCAAGTGCAGACGCTCCTCCAGAGCATCTACAGCCAGACCGGCCAGATCGACGACATGGTGCTCCTCTGCGGACCTTCGCTCAAGCGCACCTTCACCGAATACACCCGCTTCAGCACCGGCGCGACCTCGAACGCCCTCAGCATCCGCACGTTCAACACGTCGGCCGAGGCCAAGAAGATCGTCAGCGCGGTGAACGTGTTTGAAGGCGACTTCGGCACGCTCCGTCTGTTGCCCTCGCTGTATCTGCGTCAGAACAACTCCAGCGACACGGCGAAAAACTCGTCCGGTCTGGTGCTCAACATGGACCAGTGCGAAGTCCGCTTCGCCAAGCGTCCGGCCATGCGCGAACTCCCTGACCTCGGCGGCGGCCCCCGCGCGCTGATCGATGCTATCGCTTCGGTCACCTGCTTGGCCCCGCAGTCCCAGGGCAAGTTCACCGCCAACGTGGCGCTCGCAGCCTAATCATTAACCAAGGAAATAACTTAAAATGAAAGTCTACGAACTGCCCTACGAAAGCAAAGCCGCCTTCGGCTACACGCACAAGGTCATCCTCGACCACAACGACCTCACCGACACCGATGACGCCCAGACGATCAATTTGATCCCTGTCGTTGCCGGAACGGTTGTCAAAGCCGCAGCGACAAACCTGACCGCTGTGTTCGACAGCTCGGACGCTGCGACCATCACCACCACGGTGAAGATTGGTCACAACGACACGACCGCTGACGACGATGCGTTCATCACGTCTCAGGAGTTGAACCCTAGCGGCACGGAAGTGTTCTACAAGGTCAACCCATCTGCGACCCCGTTCGTGTTTGTGGACGGCACGGCAGCCTCGCCCAAGTATATCCAAGCGGCCTTCGCTTGCACTGCTAGCGACAGCCTTGCGGATCACAACACCGGCGAGCTGGAGATCTTCCTCGACATCGCCAACGTCAACGCGCTCTAAGTCAGACCAAGTCTTGAATCACCTGCGGCGTCTCCGGGCGCCGCAGCTTTCAGGATGGCCGACTCACTCTGGACCGGCATCGCCAACGACCTGGGCGATGAGATGGCCCACCTCGTCAAAGAGGAACTTCTCACAGGTTGGAACGCCAAAGCCGTCATGGCTGGCCTTGAGCAGCAGCGCATCGCGCAGGCCAACGAGCGCCTCGAGCAATGCGCCGTCGAAGGCATCGGCCAGCACACCATGAGCATCGACGCCGATGTCTACTGGGCTTGGGAAAAAACCGAACCCGGGTGCTGGGCCGACAAGGGTTGGCGCGATGACTTCAAAAAGCGCCACCCCGAGACCGCCGTCCACTACACCCCGCGCCGCACCACGGTGCTTGTCCCTTAAATGATCAAAGCACCCGACCGCGACAAAATCTCCGAGATCCTCTCGGACATCGATGAGGCCGACGCCGACGGCAGCGGCTACGTCCAGCGCAAGCTCCGCAACTGGAACACCCGCTTCTGCATCTGGGCCGGCCAGACCGACGACGGCCGCAAACACCAAGAGGCTCTCGGCAAGCGCCCGTTTCCTTGGGACAAGTCCCTGGATTCCCGCGTGCGCATGGCCGACACCATCGTCCGCGACCACGTTGCCATGCTGACCAACGCCTTCTTCAAGGCGCGCGTCCAGGTCCAGCCCGTCGAGTCCATGGACATCGACAAGCGCAGCGCCGCGGAGTCCGTCCTCAAGTGGCTCCTCTTCCAGCACGTCCTTGATGATCTCCGCAGGGAAGTGCAGCTCGCCGCCAACTTCCGCGAGACCTACGGCCTGGCCGTCATGGCCGTCGATTGGATCAAGACCACCCGCACCGAGATCAAGAGCTTCTCCATGGAAGACGCCATGATGATGCTGCAGGAGTCCCAAGACCCCAACCTGCAGGCCCTCCTCGAGGTCGTCCTTGACCCGGAGCAGGAAGAACTCGCCGCCCAACTCATGGGCGAAGTCATCCCGGAACTCGGCACCACCGCCAAAGTCCGCCAGTTCCGCGAACGCGGCTTCGTCGAATGGGAGCAGCCCTACGTTTTTGAAAGCCGGCCCCAGTGGACCGCGCTTGAGCCTTGGGAAGACATCATCTTCCCCGCCCAGACCTACTCATTACAGCGTGCCGCGTTCGTTGCCCGACGCGAGCTAATGACCGAACCGGAGTTGCGCGAGCGTGCCGCTGTCGAGGGTTGGGACGACAAATGGGTCGAGCAAGTCGTGGAAAAGAAAGGCGACATCCGCCGCATCTCGCTGAACCTCCACCGCAGCGACCAGTTCCTTTACGACCACCAGCGCGACATGATCGAGATCTGGCACGTCTACCGCAAGGAACACGACGACCGCACCAAAGCGATGCGCGTCACCCGCACCGTCCTCAGCTACCACGTCCCGGATCGCACCGCCGTCCACGACATCCTGCCCTACGCCCACGCGCTCTATCCCTTCGTCGAGCTGCCCCGCGAGCGCGCCTCGCGCCCTATCCTTGAGTCCCGCGGCGTGCCGGAGATCGTCCAGACCGCCCAGGAAGAAGTCAAAATCCAACGCGACATGCGAGGCGACCGCGCCAGCATCGTCACGTTGCCCCCGCTCAAAACGCCCGCCGCGCGCGGCAAGATGGACCTCATCATGGGGCCGGGCGTGCAGATCCCCGAGCGCCGCCCCGGCGAGATCTCCTGGATGAACCCGCCGCAGCCCGACGCCGGCAGCATCGAAGTCGAAATGTCCATCCGCAACGACGTGGACAACTACTTCGGCCGCATCAGCGAAGCCGTCCCGCCGCAGCGCTACATGCTCCACACCCAAGAGCTGGTCGATAGCTGGCTTCTTGATATGAAGCTCTGCCTCGTGCAGACGCTCTCGCTCTGTCAACAATACATGACCGAGGAGGAAGTCGCCCGCGTCACCGGCAACCCCAACCTCCCGCTCACCGCCAGCCCCGCCGACATCCGCGGCCGCTTCGACGTGACCTGCGAGTTCGACGCCCGGTTGCTCGACTCCGAAGCCCTGGGCGCCAAATTAGACTACCTCGCCAAAGTCTTGGTTCCATTGGACAGCTTCGGCGTTATCGATCGAGTCGGCTTGGTCCAATATATGATGCAGGCAGTAGACCCAAATCTCGCCGGCATCCTCATCAAAGACATCGGCGCCGCTACCCAGGCCGAGCAGGAGGACGAGCAAGGAGCCTTCGCCAAAATCGCCGCAGGCACCGAGCCACCGCTCAAAGAAGGCGGACAAAACGCGCAGGTAAGACTGCAAACCCTGCAACAAATCATCCAGTCCAACCCCGCCGTCCAGCAGCGGTATCAGCAAGACGAAATCTTCCGCTCAATGATCGACGCGAGGGCACAAGCCTTCCAATTCCAACTGCAACAGCAGCAAAACGCCGTAATCGGCCGCACCGGCGCCCAGCCCGCGCTGCAAAAGATGGCGCAAGACCAGCAGCTCGGCATGACCGCCGCACCCGCCGCCTAACCCATGCACCCCAACGTCTCAGTCAGAAACATCGCCGGTCTAAATATTCCGCAGCATAACGCCGTCGAGCTGAATTACGTCTCAACGACAAACAATCTCTCAACGGTGGTCTACAAGGAGGGCGCTCAAACCGTTGCCACGCTCACCTTCACCTATGTCGGCGGCACGCCGTCCAGCGATGACGCAAAGATCGCCACAGTGACCCGCAGCTAATGGCCATCAAGTTCAATCCGCTGACTGGCAACTTCGACTTCACCGGCTCCGGTGGAGGCGGCGGATCGTCGTATATCGACGGCGAGGTGCAAAACTTCAGCGCATTGCCCACCGCCAACCCGCCAGCCGTAGACAGCGCCTACCTCGTCCGCGAACCCGAAGGCACTTGGCTCATCAGCCGCAAGCCCGCGGGCATCTACATTCGTGTTGCCACCACCGGAACACGCGCAACTGACTGGACCTACGCGGGGATTCTGCCGGATGTCTTCAACGACGCCAACTTCCTCCTCTACGACAACGCGGACAGCTCCAAAAATCTAGCCTTCCAACTCAGCGGCATCAGCGCCAGCACGACCCGGACCTTAACCGCCCCCGATGCCTCCGGTAAAATCGCCCTGCAAAGCGAAGCCTACGACTTCTACTACGCAACAGCACCGTCTGGAGCCACAGGCGGTTCTGGCTCCGTATGGGTCTGGAACATTCCGTCATGGTCTACGATGCAAGTCATCACAATGATCGGCGCGGGTGGCGGCGGCGGCAGTGGTCGCGTAGGTGCTTCCGGCGCGGTTTGCGGCGGTGGCGGTGCTGGCGGTGGCGGCGCGTATGGCACGTTCATAACGCGCATTACAGGTGGAGATCAAATTGAGGTGCTCGTCGGCGCAGGCGGTGCAGGCGGTGCGGCGGTGGGCACGGCCACAAGCAACGGATTAAGCGGAACGACAGGAGGCGACACCTCTGTCAAATGGGTTACGCCAAACATCACACTGCGGACAGGCTCCGGTTTTGGGGCAGGAGGCGCTGGCGGTGGCGGCGGCAACAATGCACTTGGAACCGCTGGGACTGCTGGAACGGGAACCACAGGAAGCATACTTGGCGCTGGCGGCAACGGAGGCGCTGGCAACGCGGGCAGCTTGGTCGGCAACGCTGGTGGCGGCGGAAACAACAACTCAACGCAAGGCGGACGCGCGGGCGGCTCCATCGACGCAACACCAACGGCATATAATGGCGGAACGCTGGCGGGCGGTTCCTTTACAGACGTTCGTGAATCTTTTCTTTTGCCCAGCCTCTCGCCGAAAATCGGCACAGGCGCAAAGGGTGGCAACGCCTCAACAACCGCCAACGCACAAGCGGGAGACAACGCTGGTGGGCTTGGCGGCGGTGGCGGCGGTGGTGGTGCGGCGCTTTCTGGATTTTTAAGTGGCGCTGGCGGCAACGGAGGCGACGGCTTTGTCCGCATCAACTGTTACTGACATGAACTCACTCGCCATCATCCGCGAATCAGACGGCAAGGTTGTGACCTTTGTTCGCCCCGACCAGCCGCAGGGGTGGAAGCCGCCCGCAGGCACCCGCGCCATTCCCGACACCGAACTTCCGGCCGACTGGGAGCAAGCGGAAGAGGTCAACACCTCCGAGCCGATCACCGCCGAAGAACACCTCCGCAGTGTCGGCCTCGCAGGCGACCGCCAGCCCACACTTTTGTATCTGCGCCAGTCCCTCACCGCCGCAGGCAAAACCTGCGCCGAGCTGGACGCCGTTGAAGCCTACTTGCAGCAGATCCTGACAATGTTCGCCGCCAATCCGGCGCCGCGTAACGACTGGCCGAATCCCAGCGTCACTTTTGAATCCGCCGTCCAGTCGGCCATGAACGCACTCAACAGCTAATGCGCACCGTCACCTTACAGTCTATCCTCCTCCGCGCATGGCAGCGCGCCGGCAACGACGGCTCGGATATTTCTAACATCCCATCCGGCGCCAAGACCATGATGGTCGCCGCCGCCAACGAACGCATCGCCGACTGCTGGGAGTGGACGGATTGGCCAGAGCTTATGCGCGTCGAAGAACGCACCGTCGAAGGCAACGACACGACCGGCTACTTCATCCCCTACGAGCAAACCGGCGAGACCGCCATGGGCGAAGTCTTCGCCGTCCTCCGCGACAACCCTGCGACCCACGTTGCTCCCCGCCAGATCGGCTACACGCTCCTCGGCGACAACGTGCGCTTCCCGCAAAGCACCGACCTGCCAACCACCGTCTGGGTCAACTACCGCATCCGCCCGACCGAATACAGCGCCAGCAACCTCACCGCGACCGTTCCCGCCGTCATCGCAAAAGCAGTCGGTCTGATGCTGAGTGCAGATTTGCTCCAAGAGGACGGACAGACCGACAAAGCACTCGCCATGGAACAGATGGCCGAGTCCGAGCTGATCTCCCAGCGCGACAAATATTACTTTCAGCAGGGCCAACCCTCCATGTGGACGGCCCGCGTCAACCAATACTAACCAACCAACACTATGGGATTCCCTAATTCACGCATCACGAACCGCACGTCCGGCGCCGTCAGCATCGCCGACACAACCCAAGTCAGCGCCGACTTCGTCTCCATCGACGTGATGACCGACACTAAGTTTGAAGTCCTCACCGGCAACCTGACGGGAGCTGCCAATGCCTCGTCAGGCTCCGCGCACACGATCAAGGCTGGCACGACCATCGACGGCTTCTTCAGTGCGATCAAGCTGCACAGCGGAACGGTCATCGCTTACCGCAAATAGTGAGGAGCCGGACGATGAGCCTGTCGTATTTTCATCACAACATGAGCACCACCGAGAAAGGTGTCATCGGCACGGCCACGTCCATCGGCTCCTCAGTGTTCAGCATGCTGCCCCACTTGGAAGCAACCCTCCGTATAGGCGGACTAATTATAGGAATTTTGGTCGGACTGGCCACGCTCATCAGCGTCCTTCACGACATTCGGAAAAAACAGAAAGAACTAAAGAAATGAGAAACTGGAAAACCTCGCTCCTCGGAGCACTCACCATCATCGCAAGTCTTAGCACCGCTGGCCGCGAGTTCCTCGCCAACGGCAGCATCCCCGACCTCGGCCTCGTTGCCGCGAGTCTACTCGCGGGCTGGGGGCTAATTGTAGCGAAGGATAATTCGGCCCGCCTCTGACTCCATGAGCCACGCCCGCGCCACAAAACTCATTGCAGTTGCGATCCTCGCTGTGAGCTGGGCTGTCGCTGCGGCTGGCTGCGTCACGGTCGGCTATGACTTCATTAAGCAGCAGGCCACCGTCAGCTTCGACGCCAAGACCATCAAAAAGCCAACCAAGTGATCCCCAAGAGCCGACCACAACAAAAGCGCGACGAGACGATGAAGCAGCTCAAGGCTGCCAACGTCAGCGATCCGGTGTGCTTGGTCGGCATTCGTGGCTACTACCGCGACAGCATGGGCGCCAAGGGCAAGCAGGATCGCGGAATCTATGACGATGCCATCATCCTTGTCTCGCCCAACGCGCACGTTGCCTTCAACGCCAACGTCGATCCCGCCCGCTACGGAATTAACCCAAAGATCGGCAAGGGCTACGCATCGCTCAAGTCAGGGGTCTACCGCTACAAACTGGGCAAGCACGGCATTCGGAGCGGCAACCCTTACAAGGCTCTGGTGCAGGGCGATGCAGTCACCGTCCAGCGCGACGGTGGCAACGAAGAGACCGGCTTCTTTGGCATCAATATCCATCGCGGCGGAATCACCCGCACCAACAGCGAAGGCTGCCAGACCCTGCCGCCCGCCCAGTGGCCCGCCTTCATCTCCCTCGTTGAATCCGAGATGAAAAGGAACAACGCGAAAACCGTCAGCTACGTCCTGACTAGCCGGAAGGACGCCGCCTAATGGCTTTGGAGAGTCCAGTCCAACGCGACGGCGACAACGGCTTCATCGGCTTCGCCAGCCGCTTAAACCCGCTGACGTTGCCCGCAGGCATGCTGCAAGAAAGCGTGAACATGCGCTTGGACAGGGGCGTTGCACAAACCCGCAAGGGCAGCAAGCGCCTCACCGACACCATCGGCACGACCGGCGCCCCGCTGACGCTCGACTTTACCCTCGGCACCGACAGGGCTGTCACCTCGATCACCCGCGCCTCGACCACCGCGACCGTCACCGCAACCGCCCACGGATTCACGACCGGCGACCAAGTGAACATTCGCGGCGCCGCCGAGACCGACTACAACGGCGACTTCATCGTCACCGTGACGGACGCCAACACTTTTACCTACACCGTCAGCGGCAGCCCCGCGACACCGGCGACCGGCACTATCGTTGCCAACAACGGCCCCGAAGTGCGCGACTCCTACGAGGGAGGACTCTATGCGGCCGGAGTGTTCGCCAGCCAGAACTACGACAACGCCAACGAATTTATCGTCCTTGCCGGATCTGACAGCGCCACGCTTTACCGGCAGGGACAATCGCCGGTGGTCAAAACCTACCCGACCAGCCCCGCCGAGAAGATCGAAGGCACCGACACCGTCAGCGTGCTGCAAGCCTTTGATCGCTTGTATATCCTCCGCGAAGCATCCCGCACTGCAACCGGCTACGAGGAAAAGCTGACTGACGCCGGAGGTATCAGCGTCAGTTCAACGACAGCCACCGTGAGCTTCGCCTCGGCCCATGGCTATCCGGTTGGCGCCCGCGTCCGTATTGAAGGATCTACAACGCCTGCGTTCGACGGCCATGAGTTTGACATCGTGGACGCGGCACCGGCAGGTGACAACACGCACTTCACTATTACCGTCCCAAGCGGCACCGCCACGCATGCCGCCGCAGGCATCAAGGTGCGCCGGACAAAACCGCCGATCTACTGGGACGGCGGAAGCGGCAACTTTGTCCGCGCCAGCGCGGGCGTGCCCAACGAAGGCGTCACCTACACGCGCATGCCGAGTGTCGGCTGGGCCAGCTACCACAACAACCGCCTCTGGATCGCCAAGAACCGCGACACGGTCGGCATCTCGGACGTTCTCGATCCTGACTTGTATGACCCATTCTGGAACAGCTTCCGCGCAGGAGCTGGCGGCGATGACCGCATTGTCGCCGTGCATCCGTGGGTTGAGGGGCAGGCGCTCGTCTTCTGCCGCAAATCTATCTGGCTCGCCACGCTCAATCAATTTGCCTCAACCGATGGCAGCGACTTCTCGGTAGATACTCCGGTGTCTCAACTCACGCTCCTCACCAACGAGATCGGATGCAGCGCAAGGAACACCATCGTCACCGCTGGTAACTTTGTCTTCTTCCTTTCGGACGCAGGCATCTACCGCTTAGACCGCGCCCTTGACCTCAAGGTTCGCGGCGACACCAAGCCTCTCAGCGAACCTATCGCCGACCTGTTCAGCCAAGTCGTCCAGTCCCGCGTAGAAAAGTCTGCCTTCGGCATCTGGCATGCAAATAGATACCTGATCGCACTGCCAACGAGCACTGAGCCGCTTGATGGAAACCAACTGGTGGTCGCATGGAACGCCTTAACGGACACATGGGAATACCGCGACACCTATCCGAGCAGCGCCAGCGTCAACCAGATCCTTGTCGGCACCTACGACAACCAACGCCGCGTCTTCTCGGTGCCGCGCTCCGGCAACCTCTACCTGCTGGAACAAGAAGACACCGCGCTGGACGACAACGCCGTCAACGCGGGCACCAGCCCCATCACCGGCAGCATCAAGACCCGCCGCTACGATTTCGGCGACATGCACAGCAAGCGCTTCCTCCGCACCATCGCCGATGTCGTCATTCCAGCAGGCGCCAGCGTCAGCACCAAGATCAGCACTATCAACCCTGACACTGAAACAACAGTGGGCACGCTCACCAACAGCAATGCGGCAAGCGAAGACTACAACATGAAGTCTCCAGTGCGCTACAAAGCGCACAGCGCCGAAGTCATTTACGAAACCTCCGGCGGGCGGCCGGAAATCAGATCCGCCAGCATTGAGGCATCGCCCAAGTCCTTGCCTCCGACCGAAACAAGATCAGCAGCATAATTCCTATGGCCTCCTATAATTACACCTTCACCTCTGGGGATACCGTGACCCCGACTAAGTTGAATTCCGCACGCACCGTCAGCGAGATCGTCAACGCCGATGTCAGCGCCACCGCCGCCATCGCCGGAACCAAAGTCGCACCCAACTTTGGGAGTCAGAACGTCGTTACCACCGGCACCTTGAGTGTCGACGCGACAACCGTGTCTTCCACTGCGGCCGTTGCCGTAAGCGCATTCCGATCATTGGACGTTACATCGGTTGGCACAGCATCGCAAAGCATTCAAATCGGAGCTTTATCGGGATCAACGCCAACTGCCGCAGCGCAAATTGTAGGCGCTTTAGAGAACCCAGCAACTACGGGATTTTTAAGTTTTCACACCCGCAATAGTGGAACTTTGAGCGAACGCATGCGCATCGACGCCAGCGGGAATGTGGGGATTGGGACAAATTCGGGCACGGCAAAACTTACAGTGTATGGAGCCGGCACTTCCGCAGACACACTCGATGTCATTAACCCATCCGCTACGAATGGTGCGACCATTCGCTTTGCCGACGCAAATAGTAGTTCAGCAATTAAAACAATTCCGGCAGGCGGAACTCATTCATTAGGCTTTTTTGTGGCCAGTTCAAATACCGAACGCATGCGGATCGACGCCAGCGGGAATGTGGGGATCGGGACCGCACCTACCGAAAAGCTTGATGTTAATGGCGCCGTGAAAGCCACGGCATTTAGCGGGCCATTAACCGGCAATGTTACAGGCAATGTTACAGGCAATGTGACCGGCAATGTTACGGGCAATGCTTCTGGAAGCGCGGCAACGCTCGCAACAGGTCGAACCATAGCACTAACCGGAGATGTGACCGGAACTACTGGATCTTTCAATGGCGCGGCTAACGTCAGCGCGGCAACCACGATTGCCAACAACGCTGTCACCACGGCGAAGATTGCCGACAGCAACGTGACCACAGCAAAGATTGCCGACAGCAACGTCACCGATGCCAAGCTCGCCACTGGCATCGACGCCAGCAAGCTCACCACTGGAACGCTGCCGATTGCGCGCATTTCCGATGCCGCCGTCACGCCTGCCAAGCTCTCGCAGCCGCTCACGCTTGCCACCGCGCAAAACACCACCAGCGGCACCAGCATCGACTTTACAGGCATTCCGTCTTGGGTGAAGCGGATTACGGTGATGTTTAATGAGGTTAGCACAAGCGGGACGAGTGCTTACATTGTCCAACTGGGTGATTCTGGAGGCATTGAGAACACGGGCTATGCGTCCAAGGGGATGTTGGTTGACAACACTGGCCCCGCTGGCACTGCTGGGACATCGGGATTCATTATCGGTTCAGCGGGGGCCAGCACCGTTATTCAAGCAGGCGTTATTACGCTAACACGGTTTGACTCTGGAAATACTTGGATAGCAACGGGCGTCTTTAATCGCGCCGATGCCGCCACGGCGGTTGCGTTAAGCGCCGGAACAAAAACCCTCTCCGACACCCTCGACCGCATCCGCCTAACCACCGTCAACGGCACCGACACGTTCGACGCCGGATCGGTGAACATTATGTATGAGGGCTAAAAATGCTGCCATGGCAAAGCGCAAAACACTGGTGGGACGAGCACTCGACGCAGGACTTCTGGGACGCAGTCGGCGAGCATCTGTCGGCGGGCTATGTGTGGAACTCGCCGGAATGCTTCATGCTGGCTCGCGCCTGCCGGTGGAACGCGGAGGAGCAAAACTTTGAAAGCGGCGAGCCTAACACTTGGTTCGTCACTTTGGCTGCTGGCGCTGCTGGCACAAACCCTGTGCGGGAGTGCCTGCGCGTGGCGCCGCATCCGCAGGCCTATGTGGCATGGTGCCGCCGTGGGAGCTTTGAGCCGCGCGTCTATTCGTGGGAACAACTAACTAAGAAAGTAAGGAGATAACATTATGGGAGGAGGAAGACCTTCAGCACCAGCGCCGCAACCAGTGCCACCAGCACCTGCGCCGATTGACTACGACAAGATGGCAGAGGCGAGCATCCGCGTTGCTCGCGCACAAACCGCCGAGGAAGAAGCAGCGATCAAGCGGCTATACCCTGAGTATATCCGCATGCAGTTCGGCACCGCCGACCAGCTCTCGCGCAACCTCAACAATCAATACTTGGCCCAATCGCGCGGTGTCATCGGCGATGAATTGGGCGCCGCTTCCGCGCCGTCGATGCTTGAGGACGCCATTCAGCAGCGGTCGGTCAATCAGTTTGCCGCCGGACCTACGTTGGCCGACCGACAGATCCTCGGACAAAGCATGATGGCGATGCGCCAGCGCGCCGATCAAGTCGGCGCACCAAGCAATATCCGCGAGATCGGCGCCCCGCAAGTTTCGGGCGTCAACGCCGCCCGCGTGCGCGATGTGCGCACCCGCGATGTCGGCGCTGGACAACTTGGCGGCGCCCTCATGCAGCAAGCCATTGAGCGTGCGCAAAGTGGCGGTCGCCTTTCGGCAGAAGCCGAGCGCGATGCGGTGCAGGCCACCCGCGCCGGTATGGCGGCACGCGGCATGGCGACCGGAAGCGCCGGTCTTGCCGCTGAGTTGCTGAATCGCGACCGCTTCGCCCGCGCCCGCCAAGCGGAGGACAACGCCTTTGCCAGCGCTGTGCAGGGACAAGACCTCACGCGCCAGTTCAGCAATCAAGAAGCACGCATGCGCGCTGCCATGGCCAACCAGCAGATGGCTGGTCAAATGTCGCTGGCAGACCAAGCGGCCATGATGGACGCCCAGCGACTCAACCAAGCAACCAGCATGCAGGCGCAGATGTCGAACCAGCAGCGCGACCAGTCCCTCGGCGATATGCTCATGCGTGCGCAGATGGCGAACCAAGCGGCTAATCAAAATCAACTCGCCCAAAACCGCGAGTTTATGATGGCCGGACGCGATGCGTTCAACGCGGGCGAAGACCGCCGGATGAACATGGCGCTCGGAGCCAACCAGCTCGACCTCGCCCGCCGTCAGCGGCGGATCGGCCTCGGCGGAATGTATCTGGAGACTGACCCGTATCGTCAGGCGTTGGGACCGGCTTTCGGTCTGGGCGGCGACACGCTGCGGACCTCGCAGGGGCAGGTCAGCAACATCTTTAACAACTCGCTGGCGCAATCCGGCAACGTAATGACCTTCAACACGAATATGGCGGCGAGCAACCGCAATGCCATCCTCAACAACAACGCCGCCATGCAGGCTGCAGCAATGCAGGCTGGTGCCTCGCAGAACGCGGGCATGATGGGGATGATCGGCGGGATCGGCGGCGGTGCAGTGATGGGCGTTGGCCTCGCTATCTAATGGAACAGCTCATTTCAGAAACATGCCGCAAGGTGGAACGCTGGCTCGCTGCCAGCGCCAACCCGGTAGTGCTCTGGAGCGGCGGCAAGGACAGCACCGCCATGCTGCACTTAATGCGCTTCAAGGTGGGCGTGAAGACGCCGGTGGTGCAGTGGCGGGAGCCGCGCTTCCGGCACCGTTACGCGCACTCCGACATGCTGGCGCAGGCTTGGGATCTTGAGATGTATGACTGGACGCCGCGGGCCTACGCGCTGACGGACGGCTACGACATCGAGACCGGCGTGCCGCGCTTTGATTTTGTGAAGTGCTACGAGATGGCGCCGAGCAAGGTGATGTTCCTCTGCCTCGGCACCGAAGAACCCCAACCGGAGGAGCTGGCCAGCGGTCGCTACCTCTGCGGTCTAGATGCGCTGAAGCGGCCGACCGGCACGTTCAACTTTCCTTGGGACGCCGCCTTCCACGGCCAGAAGTCGGCCGACGTGGATCTCATCAAGGGCCAAGTGCCGCTGGCGCAGGACGCCTTGGTGCAGGCCGGCGTGCCGACACAATACTATCCCATGCGCCACTGGAGCGATGCGGACGTGTGGAACTACCTTGAAGCCGAGGGCGTGCCGAACGACGAGACCCGCTACGAGAAGTCAGACGGCGTGTGGCAGCACCGGAAGGACAAATCGGCGAACTCGGACTACTACCCGGTGTGCTGGAGCTGTATCAACCGCCACCTCGGCGACACGGTCTGGTGCCCGAAGAACTCATGCGAGACGAACAACATATCTCATCTGGCCCCCTATGTGGACCTGACGAGCCAAGCGCAGGGCTTCCGCCCGACGTGGCAAGATTCGACTGTCAACGGTGTGGGGCATGCTGCGCTCACAAGTGGTCTTGGCCTGTCCTGCGGCGGGACCGATCTGACGCTGCCGGCATCCCGCCATGGATGCTGCGCAACGACTACCCACTGATGAAGACAACGAACAGCAGATGCGTGGCGCTGACCGGCGAAGTCGGATGCGGCGTCTCTTGCTCAATTTACAACAACCGACCAAACGCCTGCCGCGCGTTTGTGGCGGGATCACCACTGTGCCTCGAAGCACGGGCTGCGGCGGGAATCTTGGAGGAATAAAAACTATGTTTGCTTATAACCCGACAGAGAACGACCAAAGCGGACGCATCATCGCCCAAGGCATGATGGGCGCCGCGCAAACCAACGCCCAGACGATGGGACAGCTCGGCCAGGATATTGGCGGGGCGCTGGCCAGCCTTGGCGGCATGTACGCACAAAACAAGGGGCTGGAAGCCGAGGCTGCGGGCTACGACCGCATCGGCGAGATCCTTGGCGGGTCGATGTTCAAGGACAACCCGGCCGTTGGAGGCTTCCTTGCCGACCTGCGCAAACAGAAGAACCCGCAGATGAAGATTGCCGGGTACAACGCGCTATTCAACATGGCGGGGCCGATCAGCAACGCCATGATGTCGCAGCGGAACACAGCAGTTCGCGCCAGCGCCCCGATTGCCCAGCAGAATATCGACAACGCCAACACCCTCGCCGAAGAGGGCGCGAACTTTGACGGCACGGTGCTTCCCTGATGTCTCGTCAGCGCAATCAACGATACCCGCTGAACCAACCTCCAGATGGCATGGTGGTTGAGCCAGCACTACCCACCAGAGACCCTATGACCCCTAGCCAAACCAGCGTTAATAATTCACTCACCACGGCCGATGACGAAACCCTTCCGCCAGTGCGCGACGCCCAGGGCAACCCCGTTCCGCTGACGGAGTTTGGCGGGATGACCGATGATGCGCCGGAGGATGTTCCAGTTGAGGTGCGCCGTGCTACGGCCAGCGTGCCGGCCAAGGGCGTGCATTTTAACTTTCAGCCGTTTCAGCAGATTGCCCAACTCCATGCCGCTGGGCAGACGCAGGAAGCTATCGCCATGCGCGACTCCCTTGACCCCCAGTCGCGCTACGTCTACGACAATATTAAGAACATGAAGAAGGTGCCGGCTTCGGAGGCCGCGCGGCTGGCTGATGAGTTCCGGCAGAATCAGGACCGGATTGCGATGCAGGAGCAGACACCGCAGGCGCGGGCGCTTAAAACAGTGGAAGCCGAAAAGGCGCAAAAGACGGTGGAGATGTCGAACGACATTCTTTCGATTATGGACCGCCTGCGCGGATTCAAGAAGGGCGAAAAGGGTTCTGAGAAAAAGACGCCGAAGTATTTTGGGCGCGTTGGGACGTTCGATAGCCTTTTGCCGGCTGCGACCAGCGGAGATAGGGCTGGCTGGTATATCGACCACAAGACTTTGGAGGACACACTTGCATTGGCCGAGGCTCAAGCAAACCGAGGCCAGGGCAACTTCACCGAAACGGAGCGGCTTATGCTTCGCTCTGCTGCAACGGGCGGCCTTAATTACGGTCGCGATGATGCGTCCTATGCTCAGATCTTTGAGGGCATGTACGACATGTTTAAGAATAAGGCAGAGGAACAAAAAGCAATCGCAAGCCCCGCCCAAAGCGCCCCCGCAGCGGCAGCCCAGCCGGCGACACCCGCGCAGCCAGCACCTGCTGCTGCCGCGCCGGGATTTCAACCCGGCAAAATCTATCGTGACGGCCAAGGGCGTCCCGCCAGATTCCGCGGATACGATGCACAAGGAAACCCAACCTTCGACAAGATTTAGTAATGGCCCAAGCCGACCCCGATTTCGATTGGACGACAGCGCAGCCGGTTGAGGAGGACGAAACCTCCGCGACTCTGACCGCTACCACATTTGGCCAGCGGTCAATGCCAGCCCCAACGCAGGGTCCGGTCAATATCGACACGGAGTTTGACTGGAAGACGGCGACTCTGGATGAGCCGTTTGATCCGGCAACGGCGCAGCCTATCTCGGAGCAGGAAGAGCAGCAGTTCTACCAAGACCTCGAGGTCGCCAGCCGCGACCCGCAGCGCATTCTGACCAATACGGAGCACTCGCTCTTGTACGATCACCGGCAGCAGCAGGATGATGCGGTGGCGCGATTCTTTCAAGGCGCCGAGGATGTTCCGGGCAACCTCCTAAGTCTCGGCATGGATGCCGGCACAGAGCTGCGCGAAAACTGGTTTGAAAACATGTTCCGCCCAGATCGTTTTGCGGCGCGTAACTTAGCCACTGGCATGGAGATTGGCCGCAAGGCTGGCGTGCAGTTGTTGCAGCTTCTTAATTGGGGTCAAAACAAGGTCGCCGACACCATCCAGCGCGGCAACGCCAATGACGCCAAGATGCGCGAAATCGCCGCCGCAGTTCCCAAGACTGGCGACGAAAGAGTCGATGGCGACAACGTGATGGCGGCCATCGCCAAGGCGCGCGACGAGGGTGTGTTTGAGGAGACGCCGTTCGGCCCGGATAAAGAGCAGGACTACGAGCGCTATCTGCGGCAGAACAGCTACGCCCGCTCGCACGCTGGCAACATCACTGAGGCCACGATGGGTGGGAAGACAATGACCTTCCCCAACGAGCAGACAACGGTCTTGGGGCAGCAGCCCATGCAGGCGGTGTCAACGATTGGGGCAATGGGTCTAGATATTACCAACGCACTGCCAATGGGTGCCGGCATATTCTCCAAGCTGCGCGTGCTGCGCCGCCTGTCTCGAGTGACTGGAATGCCGTTGCCGGCCGTTGAGCGCGGCTTGGCTGGAGTTGCGGACGGCATGGAAGACTTTGGGTCTAGGGTCGCTGCGCGCGTTACCGACAAGACGGGACTTAGCAAAACGCAACAGGTGGCCTCGCTTGCTGCGGTCAGCGGCGGCGCAGGTCTGCTGGCAGCCAATACGGATGGCATGGACGGCGTGCTGCTTCCGGTCGCAGCGGTAAGCGGTATTGTGCCAGCCTACAAGCTGGTCGGCGGGACGATCCGCAAGACCTCCCAAGCCGCTGGCACTAGCGCCATGGTGCTGCGCGAGATGCGCGCCGGCAACATTGGTGTCGTGCGCCAGGCGGCGGCCGATGATTTGCTGCGCACCGGCACCGTGCCGCCACAATACGCCGCCTACATGCGACCCTACGCCAATGGCGTGGAAAGCACGCTGGGCCGTGTGGCCAAGAATCCCGACAACCCGGAGATCACGCGGAAGCTGGCGCGACTGGCTGACGGCTCAGGCGTGACGCAGGCGGTGCGCTTTGCGGATGACGCCGTGTCTTCCGGTATTGCGGCCACGCTGGCGTCTACGCCGTTCGCCTTGCTGGCGCCAGACGCAGAGCAGGCGGGCGCCATTGTTGGCGGCGCCGCAACACTCGGCACCTTTGCGGGACCATTTGCCGGTGCGTTCGGGCGTAGCAGCTCTCGCAAAGATGCCGACATCGCCAGAATGCTGATCGACGTGCATGCGGTGAACGGCGATGTGCCCGCTCTAATTTCCCTTGGGCGCGACCGCCTCGGCCAGATCGCTGGCATGCAGGGTGTGGTGGCGGGCAAGACGGACTTTGTGACTCTGCGCGCCTCGGACTACCGCGCGAATGTGGACGTGCGGGCCACGGGCAACGAGACCGGTGCCGGTGTGTTTATCGAGAAGGCCAGCAACGGCACGGCGCGTATCTTCATCAATGTCGGCGAGCCAGCCTCAATGGATGGCAAGGTGCGCGTGCGCGACCGCGGCGATGGTGTCCGCGAGGTGCGCGTCCGCGGGAATGATGGCCGCACGGAATTTATCGCTGCACCCAAGGGACGGCGACTACTGGTCAATGACGGCGACACGGTCAAGGCCGGTCAGCAGGTCGTGGACTACATGCCGCCGAGCCGCTCAATGCCGCACGAAATTGCCCACGCAATCCTGACCAGCGACATCCTCGACGGAGACATCCGCACTGACATGCGCAACTACGTCACGCAGGTCTACGGCGAGGACGGTATCAAGGCGCGCGGGCGCGAATACATGGCACAGATCGTGGACGGCGACATCATGTTCGGCACGCATGAAGGGGCCGTGGCGCTGACGCCGGAAGAGGTCGCCGACGTGCGCAGCGGCAAGCGCACCATGTCGGACGTGATGAAGGGCAAGCCGGTGGAGGCTGCCGAGCGCGATGCGCTGATCAACGCCCGCATCGATGAATACAACCAGCGCAGCCGCGAGAAGGGCGGCAACGATTACGACTGGGCGCGGGACGAAGTGGTCGCCGAGCAGTTTGCCGGTGAGGCCAAGGGCATCGACTTCCGCGGCATCCGCGCAGGCGGACCCAAGGTGCTGGAGAGCGCTCTGGCTACCTCGGCGCGCGTGCTGGAGGTGCTGGGCGCCAAGTTCGACCGCACGACCGGCAAGCCGCTGGACAACCCTTCGGTGCTGTTCCGCGACAACCCGCTCTTCCAGTCACCGGTGCTGCGTAAGCGGATGATTGAGCATGTGCGCGCCTACAATGATTTACTGGCCGGACTAGAGGACGCTGGCAAGCGGGAGACCCGCGGCACGAAGGTGTCTGTCGATGGCACACCTGACAGCGCGGCCCGCTCGCCACACACCAAGATGCGCCCAGACCCGGACAAGGGCGGCCAAGTTGGCAACGAGTTTTTGTATGTGGACGAGACCGGCAAGACGCAGTGGCGCAGCCCGAGCGAGGTGCGCGCCCGCGAAGGCTCCCGCACGTCCCAAGCCAACACGATGTATAACCCGTCGCGCATCTTGGCGCCCAACTCAACGGAGTTTGGTCGGCGCACGACAGACTCCGGTCGCACTATCGTCAGCGGCCCCACGCTTCCGGCGCAGTTCGACCACTTCGTCCACTTCCCCAAATGGATGCGCGAATTTGCCCGAGTGCTTGAGGCCAGCCGCGAGCGCGGCATGACGTTCATCGCCGACTACAACGCCATCGGCGACGGCAAGGACGGCGTTTACCGCGTCCGCAACCGAGGCGACATCCGGGCGATCCAGCGCGAGGTGGCGTTCGTGGGCTGGGAGCTGACGGGCAACAAGCACCTCAAGACGGTGCTCATGGATCTCAACGCCTTCCGCGCGTCTGCCATGAAGGCGATCAACAACGGCGAGCTGGGGATCTTTAACAATGATATGCAGGTGATTGAGGCGGACCTCAGAACCTACCTCGGCAACCATCGCAACGGACTGCCGGGCGAGGCTGGTATCGGACAAGCCAAGCGGGACATGCTCAACGGCTTGATCGGCACCGGCACCGCCGTGCAGCGCAAGGCCAACCCGCTATTCAGCGACCTCAACCCGCGCGGCAGCGTGCGCAGCTTCCGCCTCGACCGCTACAACGACCTCACGCCGACAGGCCGCGAGGGTCTTTCCTTCGACTACGACAAGATCAACAACAACCGCATGCCCCAGCAGATCCCGCGGGACGCGCAGGGGATGCCGGATGCCGTCGATGCGCTCACCACCGACCAACTCCTACGCCAATACGAGGAGAACCAAGGCTACCTCGGGCTGTCCACTTTGGGCATGCGTGAGGGCCGTCCGGTGCGTGGCGGCGCCGCGCAGACCCGCGAGCTGCTTCGGCGCAACGAGGCGATCAGCGCAGAGCTGCAGCGCCGCGGCGTGCGGTCGGAAGATTCGCAGTTGCAGCGGGCGTTGCAGAGGCGTGGGCAGGCGATGCCGGATGCTGCACCCGCAGAAGTTCGCCAAGACGGCCTGGTGGTTGCACCGCCAGAGCAACCAGCCTTCAAGTTAACTCCTCGGGCAATCGCCCAGTTCATGCCGGATGCTGGCGTGGATCTGGCGGCCTACGCCGACCGCACTGTAATTGCATTGCCCGCCGACCGCATGGGCATCGGCGAGATGATGGTCGGACCCAAGGGCAAGGAACGCGCCATGAGCGTGAAGGGACAAGGCGGCGCGGGGTTCATGCAGATTTACAATGGCGGTGGCTGGGCGTTCTCAGACGAGGCGACTGGCGGCCGATTCATGAAGCGGTTGCGCGAGGCGGCAGAACCCGGTGAGGGCAGCGTGATTGTCGGCATCACGGCGATGAGTGAGTTTAACCACCTCAAGAATCAGACCGGCCAGCTTGCCTATGTGGAGGCGCTGGAAGCGGCGATTGCCGGCCGGTCGATCAGCAAGAAGCAAGCGGACGCGCACATCAAGGAAATCGCCCAAGCCATTGTGCGTTCTGAGGCGGTTTCGGTGGGCGACAGCACGCGGAGGAAATTTGCGGCAATCAAGAACTTCGCCGACTTCTCCAAGGCAGTGCGCGCCAAGTCGCTGAACTTTGCCGACGCCTCGCCGTATGCCGTGCAGATCGCCCGTAAGAAGCTGCCAATCCCATACAAGGAGGCCAAGGACATCGGCATCTCGTTTGAGGACATCGGCAAGCAGACTGCCGACCCGCGCTATGCGGACGTGCCCTTCGGCACGGTGGTGGCATTGCTCGAAGTGCCTCTGGATCAGTCGCCGGTGAAGTCGGACTTTCACTACAGCTATCCCTTTAAGGTCACTGGCAACCGGATTGGCTTCCTCAAACAATACTATCCGGTCGGCGAGCTAACCAGTGACCCGCGAATCCGCAACAAGGCCGGTGCCGTGCAGGCGCAGCCGTTGCAGACGGTGCTGCCCAAGTTGGACCGGATACCGCAACAATAGCTCATCTGGCACGTCCAGAAAGAGACTAAGGGTCAGCTCCGGCTGGCCCTTTCTTTTTGCCTAAGCCGCCAGCATCTCCAGCACCACATCCTCGCCCTCCACCGTGTCGCCCTTGGCCATGTTGGCGGACGCCCAGAGCGGCTGGAGGTTGGTGTAGTGGAAGGCTTCGCGCTGTTGGGCTGGGTCGGTGAGATCGTAGGTGGCGAGGGGAATTACATGGTCAACCTGCCACACGGTGCCGTAGTTCTCCCATGTCATGCCGGGTTCAAAGCGGGCCTCGAGGCACAGACGCAGGTCGGCGGGCGAGCAACCGAGGAGCGCCATTGACTTGTCGGCCTTTAGATGGCCGTGCAGGGCATTGAGCATGCGGCGGCGGACAGAACAGGCCAGCCGGTATTCGGGGCTTTCTTTGCGCAGCTTGGCTAGGCGCTGGCGATCCAAGGCGCGGCGGCGCTCTCGGACATCCTCGCGAGCCTTGTAGGCCTTCCGTATAAGCTGGACGCGCGGCGTCTGTTGGCGCTCTCGGGCCTTCTGGCGCTGGGTCTCAATGTTCCGGTAGTAGTGCGCAGCAACGGCAAGGCGCACCCGTTCGCGGCGGGCCTTGAGGTCTTCTGGCGCAACCCACTGCTCACCACTCTTGCGGTATCTCCAAAAGACTAGGCCGTCTGGACGAGTGTCGCCGCGCTTGAGGGGCTTATTGGGATTGACGCCGCGTCGAGTGACGGGCATAATAGACGTAGCTTTGATCATGGTATCTCATGGTTGAAGTTAGTTGGCAGAGTGGGCAGCAACCCACTTTGTCAACGTCTATTATGACAGATCAGCTATCAAAAGTCAAGTCTGAATACTGCCAAACTATTGGCCATACCCCTTAGAACGTCTGAGTAAACCCGGCAAAATCACCTGAGAACAAATCAGGTGCACTACCGCTGTGCTATGCCGGCGAGCTATCAAATTCTTGTGACGAGAGTGCAAAACATTGCGTCTGGTTGCATTTGGTTTCACTCACATTTTGCCAAAGTTTCGACCAAAGTTCTGCCAAACTATTTGACGCGCTGTTTTTGCCGTGCGAAAGAGCGGCATGCACACAATCAAAAGCAGCGGCATCACCGGACGCATTTACACCACGAGCGCCTCGCCGCGCTGGCAACTCAAGTTCTACCATCCCGGCCTGCGCAAGCGGCAGCGGGTCTCGCTCGGCACCGCCAACCTCGACATGGCCAAGGCCAAGGCGCAGGTCATCCTTAACGCCACGGCCATCAAGGGCATCGCAGCCCTTAAAGATCACGCCATGCGATCCACGGCGCTCCCAGTTGGTAAGGCAATTGATCATTATTTGCAGGTGAGCAAAATCGCCAGCCGCCACGCCAATGTCAACTGCCTGCTCCTGATTCTGCGCACGGTCTTCGGCGGCGACAACGATGCGGTGCGCGCCAAGCCGCTCTCGGTTATCTCGCCTCTATTGGTGGCCAAGTATCGGGAGAAGTTTCAGGGAAGCGCCTACAGCGTGCGCACCAATCTCGCCGCCACGCGCGCCATCTTTGCGCACCCGCTGGACTGGGAAGGCTTTGAGTTGCCGGACACCATCGCCAAGTTCGCCGCATCAACCAAGGGCATGCGGGCGCCGGTCTCGACGTTTGTGCGGATTCCGCCCGAGATACTTATCAAGATGGATAATTCCAGCAAGACAATCGGCGGGTCTACGCGGCGCGCATTTTTGCTGACGCGCTACCTGGGCATGACGCCGAAGGAGGTCGCCTACTGCCGGAAGGGCTGGATCGAAGACCGTGGCGACCGGCGAGTGTTGGTGCTGATTGAGAGGGAAGACGAAGGGCTGACACTCAAGACCGGCTACAAGCGCGGGCGCGTCATGGCGATCCCAACGTGGATGGTGCCGGAGCTACTTGACGCAGACGACTTCATGGTCGTTGGCCGCACTGCTGGCACGCGGATGAAATTCATGGAACGCAACTTCAACATGTGGGTGCGCGAGTTTTTACCGGATCGCCGGTCTGCCGCTTACGAGCTGCGACGGCAAGCTGGTAGCGATATGCTGAACGCCACGGGACGCATCTCGGTTGTGCAGCACATGCTCGGCCACGTAAGCCCCAACACAACCAGTCGTTTTTATAGTGTGTACGACCGCGAGGTGGACGTGGCGTCCGTTTGGGATCAGCAGTAGGCGGCTTCCCTGCGGAGAATGTGTCGCTCAATCGCCGCAACCTCCTCGGCGAATGGCAGGACATCGAGGTCTGCGCAGGCGTGGCGGACGCAGTTGTCGCTGAGGCACTGCCGGCGCATCATGGCGAACAGCTCGGGGCTGTCGAAGCGGCGGCCGGCGAGGCGTAGGCCGGACCACGGGAAGGTGCCGGTGGCGAAGTAGTCGTGGCGGGTCATTGCTCCTCCAAGATTAGCTCGCGTTTCACTTTGCCGCGGAAGACGCGGACGCACTTGGTTTCGTAGATGTAGAACTCCCACGGTGCCCCGATCTCGTCATCTTCGTCGGTGGCGTAGGTGTGGCTTTTCTCGCGGCAATAAGCCTCAGCCTCGGCGAGCGTATCGAACGATCCGTCGTGTTCCCATTCGCCGTGCTTTTCGACGCTGTAATAGACTTGGAACTCGGTGGCGTTGAGGTCGGTATTATCGCAAGCTGGCTTGCGCTTGGTGGATTTGGTTTTGGATTTCATGTGGTGTGTTTGTGTTTGGGTTGGGTGAAAGTTTCAAGGGTTAACGGCAAGCGGTTGTGGTGGCTTGGGCTGGGTGGCGCTGTACCAGTGCGTGTACCCAGGGACGCGCAGCAGGACGCGGGACGGCACTCGGTAGCCGCTCGGATACACCATCTCTTCGTAGGCCACGCTGTCATGCGGGACAACGGCGCGGATGATGCTGTCTTGCTTCCATTTGCCGAACTGATCGGCGACCAGCTTAACGGTGAGCGGCGAGGTGCCGAGGTATTCGGCATTGAGGTAGACGAGCGCGCCGGGTGGCAGCGTGGCGACCTGCACGGTGACGACCGGCTCGGCGGTGCGGTAGCGCTCGGGCACCGGATCGGTGGCGCAGCCGGCGAGGAGCACGGCGAGGATGGCGAGCGGTCTCACTGGGCGACCTCCAAGGGTAGCGAAAGCTGCGGGTCGGCGGCTTCTTTGCGCGCAAGCTGCACCATGTGAGCGTGTGTGATGATCAGCTCAGTGAGCTTGAGCGCGGCGCCGACATCGTAGTCGTGGTCCGCGTTGAATGTGGCGGCGGATTGGGCGATGGCGTGGATGTTCATGATTGCAGCGCCAACACTATGGAGCGGCCAGCGTTGGTGGTCGGCTCCCAATTGATAATGCGGACAACTGCCGCTGACGGCATGTCGCGGGTGATGGCACGATCCTCGCGGCGCGCTGCTTGCAATGCGGCATGCGCCGTCTTGTAGGTAGTGCCGCGTTCTTTCGCCAGCCAGCCGGTCGGTAGCTCGCGGATCGTTGCCGATTTGCGGATGATGTGTGTGCTCATGTGGTGTGTCGATGCTGTTGGCATCTGTCAGCACTATATGGCATCTGTTGGCATCTGCAAGCAATATTTTGCATCTGGTGCAAAATAGTTACTTCCCTCTGTAAATCAGCGGGTTACTTGAGGGCTTTTTCCAGCTTGGCGGCCATCCCGCCGACGTTGCGCAGAATCATCGACCGGAACTGCTCGGTCATGGGGCCACCGAAGGCTTCCTCCAGCTCCATGTAGAACTCGAGGGCAACGCCGGTGTATTTGGCTGCGGTGAGATGCGCTGCCGGCGCCCTCCGCTGCAGCCGGGCGTGTGCCTGGTCGCTGATGTTGGCAAAGACCGACCTGCGTGAGCCGACAAGTCGTTTTGCTGTGGGTGTGGTGTTCATAGCGCAAACAGACTCCAACGGTTGCCTACAATTGTCAATTGGGGTGAATTCCCCATGGCGGAAAAATAATGCTTGCACCTGTGGGCATGTGTAGGCATCTTTAGCGAAATCAATGCAAGCCCACCTCGCACTGATCGCCTGCCGCCCTGCGCATCGTCGTGCCTTGTGTGCCTACAGATGCCTACACTTTTTATGACACACCACACACAACTGCTCACGATCCGCGATGCGGCTTCGGCCCTGCGCGTGAGCTACGCCACGGCCCGCAAATGGGTCATCGACGGCCGGCTGCCGAGCATTGCCTTCGGGCAACGCACGCGCCGGGTTCCCGCAACGCAACTCGCCAAGTTCATCGCGGCGAACACGACGGGAGGAAACTAATGAGCGCGCTCGAAGTTCTCTCCTACTTGACGGACACCACGTTCACCACGGTTGTCTTGCTGACCATCGGCACGTTCGCTGCGCTGGAAATCATTAACAAGATCGGAGGCGCGCGATGATCGACCTCAACATCGACCGTCCGTATCACCCGGAAGCCCTGTGCGAATGCGGTGACGCTGAATGCCTCGGACCCGCGGACGCTGTCATTCCGGTGGTTGAAGCGCTGGCTGCCACGCTGCCGCAGTTGCAGTCGCCGATGCTCAAGCTGATCAAGGAGCGGAACGAGGCGCGCCGCCTCTGCGAACTCCTCGCCGGCTCCTTCCCCGACATCGCCACGTTGACCAACAAGAAGGCCATTGATGCGGCCAATGCTGAGATGCACCAGGCTTTGTGGGCTTACTGCAAGACCAAGAAGGACTGGGACAAGCGCAGCTATCAGCTCGGAGATGCGGAATGAGCCAGCCAGCCCGCATCCCGAATCGCTTTGCCATGCAGCGCACCGGCGCCAAGCGCAAGGTAACCAAGAACGCGCTGATGGATCGCCCAGCTACGCGCAAAGACTCCGGCACCAAGGACACCGCCTTCCGCGGGCGCCGTAAGGCCAAGCGGGTGTGTGCGCGCAAGGCGCAGCGTCAAGCGAGGAGGGTGCAACGATGAGCTACGAACTCGGAGACCCGGACGACCGTTGCTGCGATGAGGGCCGCGAGGCGGACATTGAGGAGCGTGACGCGGATGACTGCAGCAAGGCTTACGGCGTGCCGCACGATCCCTACGCGCATCGCACGCCGGAGGAAGACGCCGAGTGGGAAGCGGATAAGCGCTTGGACTACGAGGCGGATCGGATCTGCGGCCACGAATGGAGCAACATATGAAGACCGTCGATTTCCAAACGGCCGACATCCTCATGATGTTCATGGATGCGCATCGCAACGAGTTCCATGCGTTCGCGCAGGAGTTTGGCGAGCATTCCCGCAGGGAAACGTCGGCGATGGTCACGGCCATTATCAACAACATCCACAAGATGCTTGAGGCGCCGCAATGGCAGCAGGAGGAAAATGAATGAGCTGGCTCTTTTCGCAGGCGCTGGTGGCGGAATACTCGGCGGCAAGCTCCTCGGATGGCGCACCGTCTGCGCCGTCGAATACAACGCCTACGCCGCAAGCGTTCTTGTGGCGCGACAAAACGACGGATGCTTGGAGCCGTTTCCCGTCTGGTCTGACGTGCGAACGTTTGACGGACGACCGTGGCGAGGGATTGCTGAAGTCGTTTCTGGCGGGTTTCCATGCACCGACATCAGTGCCGCCGGCAAGGGCGCCGGAATCACCGGCAAGCAGTCAGGACTATGGACCGAAATGGCGCGAATTGTCGGTGAAGTTCGACCGCGCTTCGTCTTCGTGGAAAACAGCCCACTGCTTGTTAAGCGAGGACTTGCCGTGGTCCTTGGTGACCTTGCCGAAATGGGGTATGATGCGCGCTGGGGAATTGTGGGAGCGCACCACGTTGGCGCTCCCCACAAGCGGGACAGGTGCTGGGTTGTGGCACACGCCTCGAGCCAACGAGTGCAGCGAGAGGAGCGAGACGTTTGTAAAGCGGAACGCGGATCGGGGCGCGCATTGCTTCAGCGGTCTGTCGGCACAAGTGCGGGCATTTCCGAGGATGTGGCCAACGCCGACCGGCATAGACAACCCTCAGGTGCGCGGCGTAGGCAAGGCGGCGAAACATCCGAAGCGGGGAACAACACTCGGCGGCGCCGTGAGGATGTGGCCAACGCCAACGGTGCAGGACTCCAAGAACAATGGAGCGCCTTCACAGATGGAGCGCAATACGAAGCCGCTGAATGCGGAAGTTGGTGGAGCGCTGAACCCGGATTGGACCGAGTGGCTAATGGGGTGGCCAATAGGGTTTACCGCATCCGATGCATTGGCAACGGACAAGTTCCAGCAGTGGCTGCGCTCGCATGGCGTTTGCTCGGCGGACCAACAGCATAAGGAGGCCGCATGACCGCCCACGACATCGACCTCGTCACCCAATGGCTCGCCGCGCGCGACAACGAGAAGACCGGCGCCAAGGTGTATCACGGCGAGCGGCCGTGTTTGCCGGCGAAGGCGATGTTGGCTGTCGCTGAACGCATCTGGAGGAAGCGCGCACGGTGATGACCTTCAAGCAGTGGCGAGCGTGCGGACGGAAGCGGCGGTTTCACACCGCGGCACAGGCGCGTCGCTGTCAGCCGATGATGACCGTGTACGAGTGCAAGTATTGCGGACGCTACCACCTGACCAAGGGAATCGACTGGTGGGCCAAGCACATCCTGCAGCGGAGGCTGGCGGCTTGAAGATGGCGCCTCTCCTTTGCGCCTGGCCGGTCGCCCACAATGAGTGGCGCATCCAGTCGCGCATCGGTGCGGCGTCCAAATACCTGCGCTCCGGGCTGAAGCTGACGCGCTGCGCCTGGGCGATCTGTGGCGGGCACCTGGTCATCTTCAAGGTCATCGGCTCGAAGGCTGACGCTCAAAGGGTGATGGCGAGTGTGACCCGCTATTTAAGGGAGATTTCTACAGAGAGGGCAATTCACGAAATGCCCCGCAGAGGCACTTTGATTTCATGACCATGGCAAGACCGCGGACGACATCTAAACCCAAAAAGAAAGCAGCCAAGCCGGAGCCAGAGATTGCTCCGGTGCATGTGGGCCGCTCAACCGGCCTCGAGGTGCCCGAAGCGAAGGCTGAGAAGATCGCCGCAGCGCATATGGCCGGCATGTCGATCCGTGAGATGTGCCGCGCGTTCAACACGTCGTACCACACGATCATGGCGCTGATACGCAACAGGCCGGAGCTGTTGGAACGCGCGCGGGAAATCACGTCGAAGAACTGGAAGACCTTGGCCGCAGTTGGGACCGCGGAACTCTTTGAGAGGATACCCGACATGAAGAGTCACGAACTCACTATCATGTCTGCGGTTGCAACAGAGAAATCTGAACTGCTGGCTGGTGGAGCAACGCAGCGTGTGGAGCATGTGATGGCTCCGGCGGCTGACTCTTGGAATAGCTTTGTGCGTGGACTGAGGAGCGAGCAGGTGATCGATGTGACGGCGGAACGGGTGGATTTATCGGTCGGCTCAGAAGGACGCGAGGCGCAAAAGGCCGCTGCACTGCCCGATCGTGCTGATAACTCCGAGATCAATGTCCCGTAACTCATTGCAAGTCAACGCATCGTGAGCATAACCATATACAATGTAGGTCATGACAAATCCGCTCATATCTGCACATCAACAAGCATATTCCTCTGTCCGACCAGGGGGGGCGGGGGTCGATGCTCTGACTTTTGCAAATACCCCCCACCGATAGCAGCCCCCGAAATTTTTTACAAAAACACTTTATGATCAAGCACATCCTAGCCGCCGCCAAGTCAACAATCAGCCAACCCATCAGTCAACCTGCCGAAAATCCTCCCGAAGCCACCCTCAAAGCCTCCCCAGTCACCGACCAGCAGCTCGCCGAGACTGTCGCCAAACAGGTCGGCTACCAACCCGGCGACCAAGTGACCGGCGCCGTTCTCCCCAAGAAAATCCCCAACACCCGCCTGCTCTACGTCTCCGTGCCGGACTGGTCGGAGCCGGTGATCTGCTCAGTGCAGAATGCCGCGGACTGGTCGGCCGGCGAGCGCATAAAGTGTGTGTACGTTAAGGCCGACACTGAGGGCCGCCTCGTCTTTGAGAACCGCGACGGCATCCGCCGCAACCGGTGGCGCCGATGAGCGTGGCCGCCACCAATTACGTCTGGACGCAATCGCCTGCAGAAGGCGCCGACCGGCTTGTCCTGCTGGCCTTGGCCGACTTTGCCGATGAGGCGGGCAACTGCTTTGGTTCGTGGGGCAAGCTCGAGGAAAAGACCCGCCTCGCCCGCGCCACGGTCGCCCGCTGCCTTCGCCGCCTGCAAGACCGCGGCGAGCTGATCATGGTCGAAAAAGGCCACCGCAAGCTGGCCGGCGACGGCGCCGAGGCATCGATTTGGAAGATCCCCGGTGTGTCCGCCGAGATGGGTCTCAGAATGAGACCGGTCTCAGAAAGAGACCCAAGTAGTGTCAGAATGAGACCCAAGTGGTGTCAGAATGAGACCCCAACAATAAGGAACATAAAGGAACGTAATAAAGGCGCTGACGCGCCTGCTCCGGCGACTTCGTCGCCTTCGCTACCTTCTTCGGAAAAGGAAGCACCCAAACCCAAACGCGCCCCCGCTCCCAAATTCGACCCATCGTCCTTGCCCCTGCCTCACGGCCCAGGGTTTGCTGCGGTCTGGGTTGATCTGATTGAACACAAGCGCCAGAAGCGATCGCCCCTCACTGAGATTGGCGCCCGCCGACTCCTCAAGCAATTAGCTGAGTTCAACGAGCGCGATGCGGTCGAGAAGATGGAACGCGCCATCGTTAACAACTATTCCGGCGTCGTCTTCCCCGACGAGCTGCAGAAGCTGCGCCAACAGCGCCAGCCGATCCCCTTGCCTGTGCAAGGCCAACCCAAACAAACCGCCCTCGAGCGCTCCCTCGCCGAGATGCGCGAACAGTTCGCCAAAGAAAACGCAGCCTAACCCTATGAGCACCCTATTCG